GTTTCCCCACTGGAAATACCCCTTTTCCTAAATATTTTTAGATAAATTTGGATTGCGAGGACAAACAAGATGCCATTAAATTTAGCATCTCCTGGTATTTTGGTAAGGGAAGTAGACCTTACAGTAGGAAGAGTTGATCCAACTTCTGGTAGCATTGGAGCTATTGCGGCACCTTTTGCCCAAGGTCCAGTAGATCTTCCTACATTAGTTGAAAACGAAAAAGACTTACTAGACATATTTGGTAAGCCATATTCTCAGGACAAGCACTATGAGCATTGGTTAACGGCATCGTCGTTCCTTGCATATGGTGGTTCTTTGAGGGTTGTAAGAGCAGATGACACCGATTTAAAAAATGCATTTGTCGGTGCTGCTGCTAGCGTAAAAATTAAAAGTGCTGAGCATTATGAGCAACTTGGATATGATGAGAATGCAATTACTGATGTAACTATTGCCGCCAGAAACCCAGGATCATGGGGAAATGGTCTGAGAATCGGTCTTATCGATGCTCTCGGAGATCAAATTATTAGTGTTGCATCTACTACTGATTGTGTAGTTGGAGCAGGAATCACTCAAGTAATAGATGCAACTCTTCCCGGAGCAGGATCAACCTCTGTTCTTGATGGACATTTGAGAGGCATTATTACTGAAGTTGGTACAGGTCAAATAACCGTCAAGGTTCTTTCACATGTTTCTGCTGGAGGAACAGCAACCGCAGTTGATTATCAACCATCGGGAGTATATTCTTTCGCTGCACAAAGAGCAATCGGAATTCATACGTCCGGTGAAGCTATTGGTTCTTCTTCTACATCAACAACCTCTACAACAGTAACAGATTGGTTCGATCAACAAGATTTAACTTTGACTGCTAATTCTACAGTCAAGTGGAATACCGTTGCCGATCGTCCAGGAACTTCCGCATATGCTTCAGACAGATCATCACGATTTGATGAAGTACATGTTCTTGTAATTGATGGTGATGGTGCTATCACTGGAAATGCTGGTTCTATTTTAGAAAAGCATCTCGGATTATCAAAGGCAACTGATGCGGAGTTCTCATTTGGATCACCATCCTATTGGAGAAAGTATTTACAAACAAATTCCGAGTATATTTTTGGTGGATCTCAACCAACAGGAATAGTAACGACAGGATTTACTTCAGATAGTAATTTTGTTCTTGTTACGGATGAAGAGTGGAGTCAAGATGCTGAGGGAGTTATTTTTGGTGCTAAAGGAAATTTAAATCAACAATTGAGTGGTGGTAAAAACTATGATGGAACAGGTGATATTACTGCATCTGGTTCTTTAAGTGCTGGACTCAGCGGACTTGTATCTGCTGTAGATTTATTTGAAAATACTGATAATTATGAAGTAGATTTCATTCTGATGGGATCTGCAGCATATGCTAAAGAAGATGCACAAGCACTTGCTAATAAGTGCATTGCTGTAGCAGAGGCAAGAGGTGACGCACTCGCATTCATCTCACCATATAGAGGCGCAGCAATTTCGGATACTAGTGATGAAACTGCAGTAAATGTTTATTCTGCAAGTGACATTACAGATAATGTTGTAAGTTTCTATGCTCCTGTCACATCTTCAACTTATGCCGTATTTGATAGCGGTTATAAGTATATGTACGATAGATTTGCAAACACCTTCCGTTATGTTCCTCTGAATGGTGACATTGCAGGAACTTGTGCAAGAAGTGATTCCATCAACTTCCCATGGTTCTCTCCAGCGGGAACAAATAGAGGTGCAATTCTTAACGCGGTAAAACTTGCATATAATCCTTCCAAATCTCAAAGAGATAAACTTTATTCCAATAGAGTTAACCCAGTAATCTTCTCACCTGGTTCTGGAATTGTTCTCTTTGGAGATAAGACTGGATTTGGTAAGTCTTCTGCATTCGACAGAATTAACGTTCGTCGTTTGTTCATCTATCTCGAAGATGCGATTTCAGCCGCTGCCAAAGATCAACTCTTCGAATTCAACGATGAGATTACAAGAACCAACTTTGTAAATATTGTTGAACCATTCCTTCGTGATGTTCAGGCAAAGAGAGGAATCTTTGATTACGTCGTTATTTGTGATGAGACAAATAACACTGCTGCCGTGATAGATAACAATGAGTTTGTTGCAGACATCTACATCAAACCAACAAGGTCGATTAACTTCATCGGTCTTACATTTGTTGCCACCAGAACTGGTGTTTCTTTTGAAGAAGTAATTGGTAACGTTTAATTAAATCAGAGGTTTAAAGAACTATGGCAACCCGTCAACAAGTAAACAACATTCCACTCAGAAAAATCACTGATTTTAAGAGTAAATTATCTGGTGGTGGCGCAAGACCCAATCTTTTTGAAGTTGAATTAGGATTTCCATCTGCAGTGGGTATCGACAACGATACCCTGCAGAAATCCAGATTCCTGGTAAAAGCAGCGGCACTTCCTGCATCAACTGTCGCACCTATCGACGTTCCTTTTAGAGGAAGAGTTCTCAAGGTAGCAGGAGACAGAACTTTCGAAACCTGGACAATTACAGTTCTCAACGACGTTGATTTCTCAATTCGTTCGGCATTCGAAAAGTGGATGAACACAATCAATAAAATGGATGATGCCACTGGACTTACAAATCCAGAGTCATATCAATCCGATGCTTTTGTATATCAGTTAGGTCGTGATGGTGGAATTCTTAGATCTTATAAGTTCTATGATATTTTCCCAACCAACATTTCAACAATTGACCTGAGCTATGAGACCACCGATACCATCGAAGAGTTCACTGTAGAACTTCAGATTCACTGGTGGGAAGCATCGAAGGGAACATCACCATTTGCTGGTGGAGAAGACATCGCCTAAATAGTAGAATAACAGTCTAGTCAAGATTATAATGGCAAAACTTTTTGGTTTTTCAATTGAGGATAAAGATAAAAAATCCGCTTCTATAGTGTCCCCCGTTCCTCAGTCAAATGAGGACGGGGTTGATCATTATATTAGTAGCGGATTTTATGGTCAATATGTAGACATCGAAGGTGTATATAGAACCGAATATGATTTAATCAAGAGATATCGTGAGATGGCACTCCATCCTGAATGTGATGGTGCTATCGAAGATGTTGTCAATGAGGCAATCGTTAGTGATCTTTATGATTCTCCTATTGAAATTGAATTATCCAATCTCAATGCTAGTGATAGATTAAAGAAGGTAATAAGAGAAGAATTTAAAAAAATTAAAGAAATTTTAGATTTTGATAGAAAGTCTCACGAAATCTTTAGAAATTGGTATGTTGATGGAAGACTTTATTATTTGAAAGTGATTGATCTCAAAAAACCTGAAGAGGGGATTAAAGAACTGAGATACATTGATCCAATGAAGATCAAATATATCAGACAAGAAAAGAAAAAAGAGGGCGAACAAAGATTAATAAATCTTAGACTTCAGTCAGAAGAAAAAGTTGCGAATCCAGAGATTGATGAGTATTTCCTCTATACTCCAACACCAAATTATCCTACAATGGCAGGATCTCAACAAAAGAATGCAATTAAGATTGCTAAAGATTCTATCACATATGTAACCTCTGGTCTTGTAGATAGAAACAAAGGATCCGTTCTTTCTTATCTTCATAAAGCAATTAAGGCTCTCAATCAATTAAGAATGATTGAGGATTCTTTGGTTATCTATAGATTATCACGCGCACCAGAGCGTCGTATTTTCTATATTGATGTTGGTAATCTTCCAAAGGTAAAAGCAGAACAATATCTTCGTGATGTTATGATGCGTTATCGTAACAAGTTGGTTTATGATGCTAACACTGGTGAAGTTCGTGATGATAAGAAATTTATGAGTATGTTGGAAGATTTTTGGCTTCCAAGAAGAGAGGGTGGTAGAGGAACTGAAATCTCCACACTTCCTGGTGGTCAAAATCTTGGTGAACTTGCCGACATCGAGTATTTCCAAAAGAAACTCTATAGAGCACTTGGAGTTCCTGAATCAAGAATTGCCGCAGATGGTGGTTTCAATCTTGGTCGTTCTTCTGAGATTTTGAGAGACGAACTTAAGTTTGCCAAGTTTGTTGGACGTTTGAGAAAGAGATTCGCTCAAATGTTTAATGATATGTTGAAAACGCAATTGATTCTCAAGAACGTCGTATCTCCAGAAGATTGGGAAATGATTGCTGATCATATCCAATATGATTTCCTGTATGATAATCAGTTTGCAGAATTAAAAGAAACTGAAATGCTTAATGAGCGTCTTGGTATTCTTGCAACTATTGAACCTTATATTGGTAAGTATTATTCTACCGAATGGGTTCGTAAGAAAGTTCTCCGTCAAACCGATACAGAAATCATTGAGATGGATGATCAGATTGAACAAGAAATTAAAGATGGAATTATTCCAGATCCAAGCACAATCGATCCAATTACGGGAGAGCCACTTCCACAAGAAGGTGAGATGGGAATGATGGGTGATGTACCTATGGAACCAGAAATTGATGGATCTGTAACTCAGGTCAAGGAACCCAAAGGTGGGGAAATATAAATAGACAATATAGATATTATAAAACTTTATGGAAGAAATTGTAAATTTGATCGGATCTGATGCCTCCGCTTCGGATATTAGTGACCAAATTAAAAATGCTCTTTATTCTAAAGCAGCAGAAAAAATTGACGCTATTCGTCCAACCGTAGGTGCATCACTTTTTGGTGACAATCAATCATCTGAGGAAGAAGAATAATGGCAAGAACATTATTGAAAGGTGCTGAAATAGCACTACCAACAACAACTGGTACTGCCACTAGTTTTAGTCAGGCAACTGTTGTACGTTTGGTAAATACAGGATCTGTTGCTGTTGTTGAAGTAGTAGAATCGCAAAGTGGTACTGGCGTTGGTTCTTTCACGATGCCAGCAAATACCGTTGAGTATTTGGAAAAAACACCAACACATTGCGTTTTTGCTAGTGCTGCAACAGTTAAAGGAGCACAAGTAGGATTTACTGGATAAACAAATGAAACTCATCACAGAAGAAATTTCAAACGTACAGATTATCACCGAAGGTAAAGGTGCTAATAAAAAACTGTATATTGAAGGAGTTTTCCTCCAAGGAGACATTAAAAACCGTAACGGTAGAATGTATCCTATGGAAACTCTTTCTCGTGAGGTAAAGAGATATAATGAAACATTTGTTCAAAAAGGTCGTGCTCTTGGGGAACTTGGTCATCCCGATGGTCCTACCGTAAATCTTGATCGCGTTTCTCACAAAATTACTTCACTCGTTCAAGAAGGAAGTAATTTCAGAGGAAAGGCACAAATCCTCAATACCCCAATGGGTAAGATTGCATCTTCACTTCTTGATGAAGGTGTAATGCTTGGTGTTTCTTCCCGTGGTGTTGGTTCACTTAAGATGACCAATGAAGGTCATAAAGTTGTTGGCGAAGACTTCATGTTAGCAACTGCTGCTGATATCGTTGCCGATCCTTCTGCTCCCGACGCATTTGTTCAGGGAATTATGGAAGGAAAAGAGTGGGTATGGGAAGGTGGAATTCTTCGTGAGCAACTCGCAGAACAGACCAAGAAGAGAATTAACACTCTTGTTGACCAAAGAAGACTCGAAGAG